GCGGTGCAGCTGCTCCTTCAACAGGCGGTACTGGCGGTTCAGGTGTCGTAATATTACGATATAAATATCAAAATTAAATAGGAGTGTAGTTATGAAACTATGGAAAAAAATTAAAAGTTTTTTTATTTCTGCTCCTTTAGTATTAACAAAAGAAGTTAAAAAAATTGATACAAAAGGTTTAGAGAAAAAAACAAAAGCTGAGTTAGAAAAACTTGGTAGAAAAATTGGTATTGAATTAGATAAGAGATTGACCAAATCAAAACTAATCTCACAGATTAAAAAAGAAAATAAAAAATTATAATAACTGAGGTTATATTATGGCTGAAGAAGCGAAGAATGTTATATCAATAGACGGCAAAGATTATAAACTTGATGAATTGCCTATGGAGTTAAGAAATATAATTGTTGCAAGGCAAGAAATACAACAATCAAAAGTCCGACATGAAATTGAATTAGAAAAAATTGATGTATTAACTAATTACTATAATGGTAAGATACAAGAGGGTGTAAAACAATTAAATGGCGGCGATAGCAAATCTTAGGATAGATCAAGGCGCAAATTTTAGTTCAGATGTTACTGTTACCAATTCAGATGGTAATGTTGTTGATCTAACAGGTTACACAACTGAAGCTAAGATGGCATTAAGTTATGGTGCTACAGATACGGTTACCATTACTTCAGCATTAGCTGATGATCCGACAACTGGTGTGGTAGAGTTAACTTTAACTGACACACAAACAGGCGCCCTAGAAGCACCAGCTAGATATGTTTATGATGTTTATATCACTCAAACATCTACAAGCACGGTTACAAGAGTTATTGAAGGCATAATAACCGTCAATCCAAGAGTATAATTAGTTTTTTCCTCAGATACTTTTCGTTATAAATATTACAAAAGAGAGAGGAACCAATGGTTAAAGCTAGAATTAATCAAACTGGCGGTGTAAGGGCTAATATTAACTCTAGTACATCATCAGGACCACAACAAGTTTCAGTACAGGTACCAAGTACCAATGTTAGTGTTAAGAATGTAAACCAGTTGAGAAGCTTAACAGATGTTGATTCATCAAGTCTTAATGATGGCGCTTTATTACAGTATGACGCCTCCTCTGATAAATTTAAAACAAGAAACGAATTAGATACAACTTCAGGAACACTTGTATTTAATGGCGGCAATTTTTAGGAGCATTAAATGTCAACAGTAATTCAGATAAAACGAAGTTCGAATACTTCCGCTCCAGCAACGCTAAAACTAGGAGAAATGGCCTATACCTTTGGTACAGGTACACAATCAAACCTAGGAGATAGATTATTCATTGGTGAGGGTGGCGTAGATGGTAACGGTGACGCAAATAATATTACAGTTATTGGCGGTCAATACTTCGCAGATAAATTAGACCATGTAGATGGTACACTAACTGCTTCGTCAGCTATGACGGTAGATAGTAACTCAGCAATATCAGCAATCAATGTAGGAAATTCAGCTACAGTAGGTGGCACAATTAAATTTTTAGAAGGTACAAATAACGGTTCAAACTTTGTATCCCTAAAATCACCAAATGCAGTAGGTTCAAATTTAGCATTAACATTACCAAGTTCAGATGGCTCAGACGGCCATGTGTTGACAACTGACGGTTCAGGTAATTTATCATTTGCAGCTCCAGCAAGTACGCTAACTTTAGTTGATGAAAGTTCCACATCAACATCAATTAACCTATTAACAGAAACTTTAAAAATTACAGGTGGTACAGGTATCGCAACAGCATTGTCTGGCGATACAATGACAATCAGTTTTGATAACAATGCCGTATTTAACGGTGTTGATATGAATGGCACAGAGTTAATATTAGACGCTGACGCTGATACATCAATTACAGCTGATACAGATGACACTATTAATTTTAAAATTGGTGGTAATGATAGAATTGATTTCTCAACAGGTGTTATATCTCTAAAAAATGATGGTGCTCAATCACAATTAAGATTATATTGTGAAAGTTCAAACGCTCACTATGCAGCTTTACAGGCACCAGCTCACGCTGATTTTTCTGGTAACCAAACTTACACTCTACCAAGTGACGCAGGTACTTTAGTAGGTCAAGGCGATACTGGAACAGTATCAAATGCCATGATTGCAAACTCATCAATAACAATTGGTTCAGACGCAATTAATTTAGGCGCAACAAGAACAGACATTAATGGTTTAACATCTTTAGATGTAGATAATATTACAGTAGATGGTAATACAATATCAACTACTAATACAAACGGTGATTTAGTATTAGACCCTAACGGTTCAGGTGATGTTGATGTTAACTCTAGTAAAATTGTAAATGTAACTGACCCGACAGCAGACCAAGACGCAGCTACAAAAGCATATGTTGATAGTGTTGCAAATGGTTTAGATGTTAAAGATTCAGTTAGAGTTGCAACAGCAGCAGCTCTATCAGCCGTAACTTATAATAACGGTGCAGGCACTTTAACTGCTGACGCTAACGGTGCATTAACAGTTGATGGTGTTACAGTATCAGTAAACGATAGAATACTTGTAAAAGATCAAGCTAGCGCAGTACAAAACGGTATCTATAAAGTAACAGCAACAGGTGGCGCTTCTGCTGTGTTCGTATTAACAAGAACACCAGACGCAGATACAGCTGCTGAATTAACAGGTGGTACTTTCTTCTTTGCTGAAGAAGGTACAGCAAATGCTGATAATGGTTATGTATCAACACATAACGGTACTCCAACTTTTGGTTCTACTAATATTACTTTTGCTCAGTTCTCTGGTGCAGGTCAAATTAGTGCAGGTGCGGCTTTAACAAAAACAGGTAATCAATTAGATGTTGCAGTAGATGATTCATCTATCGAAGTAAACTCTGACGCATTAAGAGTTAAGGCTTCAGGTATTACAAATGCTATGTTAGCAGGTAGTATCGCAATATCAAAACTTTCAGGTGCAACAATAAGTTTTTCAGATGACAGTTCTACTGTATCAAATGTAAATTTAGGTGAAACTTTTGCAGTTGCAGGCGGTGAAGGTGTTGACGCAACAATTTCAGGACAAACATTAACTATCGCAGGAGAGTTAGCAACAACTTCAAATAAAGGTGTTGCTTCATTTAGTTCAGACAACTTTACAGTCAGCTCAGGAGCGGTAACAGTAACTACGGTTGACGGCGGAACATTTTAATTAGTCGTCAACTGAATAAGGAATATTATTAATGGCGACAATTATAAAGCTTAAGCGAGGTACAAGTACACCAACCACTAGTGATTTGGCTAATGGTGAAGTAGGTATAGATACTTCAGCCAAAAAACTTTATATCAATGACTCGGGAACAATTAAATTAATAGGTGGTTCAGGTAGCGGTGTCGTTGGTGCTACAGTATTAGGTGGTGATGTTAGAGGATATACAGGTGATGGTTCAACAGTTGCATTTACTGTTTCAAGCGGTGCAGATGTTGAAAATGTTTTAGTATTTTTAAATGGTGTTTATCAGCGTCCTACAACAGACTACACGGTTTCTTCCACAACTTTAACTTTTGGCACAGCGCCTGTTAGTGGTGATGTAATTACCATAAAAGAATTAGTTGAGGGCGGTACTTCAATAAAAATTGTTGACGATAGTTCAACTGAAACTCAATTATTATCTGGTGAATCATTAAAGGTAACAGGTAGTGGTGGTGTAACAACAAGTTTAACAGGTGATACTTTAACAATCGCAGGTGCAGCTTCATTAGCAGTACAAGATGAGGGCTCAGCATTATCTACATCAGCTACAACTTTAAATTTTGTAGGTTCTGGTGTAACCGCTTCAGGTTCAGGTGCAACTAAAACTATTACAATACCTGGTGGCGGTGGTGATGTATTTAAAAACATTGCAATGCCAGATGGTTCAACAGTTGTAGCGGCCGATAGTGCAACTGACACATTAACTTTAGCACAATCTGGTTTAATAAGTATTACAGGTAATTCAGGCACAGATACAGTAACAATCGGAACACCAAACGCTGCTCAGATACCTTTTTTAAAGGCAGATGGTTCTAGTTCAGATATTGATTTACAAACTTCAGGTGCCATATCAGATATTTTAAGTAACCTACATATACCATTTACAAAAGCAGATGGTTCAGATGTAACAACATTGGTGGTGGCATAAGATGGCAAATAAAACTCCAGTAAAAGCAACCTTTACAGGTAGTGATGTAACAGGTCTTGCAGAATTTCAAACTTCAGATACAATTGCTGTCGCTGATGGTGGTACAGGTTTAGGTGCTTTAGGATCAGCAGGACAGGTTTTAAAAGTAAATAGTTCAGGAAATGCTTTAGAATACGGAGCAGTTGAAGCAATTATCAATATTGATGGTATGACAGACGGCTCAAGTATAACACTTGCGGACGCTGATAAATTTGCAGTATCAGACGCAGGCACAGAAAAGTTTATAACAGCAAGTAACATAAAAGGTTATATTGCAGGTTCATCAATCAATTTTACAGGAACAGTACAATTAGATGGTGCAGATATATCAACTAAACCATTTGCTATTGCACAAGCAGTAGCTTTAGGTTAAGGATAAATAGTTTTATGGCAAACCCAAATACAAGAGAAACATTAAAGCAGTACGCCTTGAGAAATCTAGGTAAGCCTGTAATAGAAATCAATGCTAGTGATGAACAACTAGAAGATAGAATTGATGAAGCATTGCAGTATTACGCACAATATCATTATGACGGTATTAGAAGAACATATCTAAAATATAAACTTACTGCTTCAGATAAAACAAGATTAAAAACTGCTAACGCAATTACTGAAACTGCTACAGACGGTACAACAACCACAACTTGGAATGAAGATAAAAATTATCTTATAGTTCCAGAATCAATTGTATCTATAATTAATATTTTCCCTTTTTCTAATAAAGGTAATCTAAACTTATTTGATGTAAGGTATCAATTAAGATTAAATGACCTCTATGACTTCTCATCTACAAGTATTATAAACTATGATGTTGTATTAAGACATTTAGATTTTTTAGACCATATTTTAGTAGGTGAAAAACCATTAAGATTTAATCAACACGATAACAGACTATACATTGATATGGACTGGACTAATGATTTAGCTACAGATGAATATATCGTAATCGAGTGTTATAGAAAATTAGACCCGGATAGTTTTACAGATGTTTACAATGACATATATTTAAAAAGATATGTTACGGCATTATTTAAAAAACAATGGGGTGCTAACTTATCAAAATTTGGTGGCGTTGCTATGGTTGGTGGCGTAACTTTAAATGGTCAACAAATCTATTCAGAAGCATTACAAGAAGTTGACAAGTTAGAACAAGAGATACGAAGCACATACGAGTTAAATCCAGCAATAATGATAGGATAATGTCATGGCAGTTAATCACCACTTTCAAGGCGGAAACGGCATTGGCAATACCA